GTAATCCACTGCGCCAGATTCTCGTCACCAATACCACGGCTCTGGATCGACGAGATGGGTTCGGCGTCAGGAAAATGACGCTCAAACTCCTCACGGGGCATGTCCTCGGTTATGAAACACCATTCTGCATCGGCTCCGCACGGGTCTTGGATGTGCGGGTCCATATATACCGAGAACGAGTTACGAACGCGAGCGATACGGATGTCTTGGTCAAACGAATCCGGGTCGCAATACTCGGTCAGAATGCGGATATAGCCTTCGCCGTACGTGACCTGATTCTCACAGGCGGTATCGTAGGCAACGTCGGCATCCGAAATGTACTCAATATGCCGGACGATACCGTCAAACACCTCGGCGACTTCAATGTCTGCCTTGTCATCGACCGGGATAACTTTGCCCGCAGGACGGTTCTGGCGCTGGTCGTTAGTGACCTGCCGAACGTGCTGAGGCAGTTTGTTGATAGTCAAGCAGGGACGAGCGTTAATCGTCTGACCCTGCACTGCGCCACGGGTGGCTAATACTTCCTGCGGCCACTGCCAGCGGTTATCTGGGCTACCTGCCATAAAGCGCAGGTCATCTAGTTCGCTGTCCCTAGACTCGCTATAAGCCGTCAGGGACAACTGCATCCGAGTGCGTGCTTGGGAAAGAATATCCCCCGCATCGCGCCCACGGCGGCTTTCAGGCGTATTAGCGACCTGAGCCGCGCCTTTTATCCCTGTCGGGTCTTGTGCCATTACTTGCCCTTCTTGCCCTTAGCCGCAGCGCGGCGCTTGACCGAATACGCGATGGCAACGGCTTGCTTTATGGGCTTGCCAGCCTTCATTTCGGCCTTGATGTTTTTGCGAAATGCAATTTTGCTAGGCGACTTAACAAGAGGCATTAGCGCATCCGTCCGCGCGGCATAAGAGAAGGGCGAAAATCTACCGTCGTTCGCAACATGTCCTCATTGACTCGGCGCATTTCAGGTCGCTTGGGCATGCTGGGTTTTTGCATGCGACGAGTGTTTTCAATCATGTCACCGACTGTTGCGCCGGGAGACACGCCGATTAGACCGGGGTTTTTCTTTCCGTACATGTTTTTTAACCTTTTTTGGAGGATTTACGGGGCTTTCGGGCGGTAAGGGCGGATTTTCTGAAATCGGCAGCCGTTGGAGCGCCTTTAGAACCCGGTTTACGCATTTTCTCGCCCGATCCCGCAGCGATTCGAGCGCGTTTAGCATGAATGTTCGCATAAAGACCCTTTTTTGCAGCCATTTCAGCACTTCCATCGTCTAAGTGACGCTTTGGCGCGTTCTGCTGGCCCCTTGGCGTTGCGAACGACACCCTTCATACGGGCGCAAAACGACTTTTTACGTCCTGCATCCGCTTTTGTCTTCGGATTGGGCGCCGGAGCCTTCAATTTAGAACCCGTTGCCCGATTGTATTTTGCACGACCTTTCGCGGTCAATCCCGCCCCTCTTGACACGGGCTGTTTTTCTCCTCTACCAACCGAGAGGCTGACGGACTTCTTAGCCATTAAGCACCCATCCAAGTGTTGATCATGCCGCTCTCGCGGCTTGTGGTAATCGTGCGGGGTCGCTCGCGGTATTCGCGGTGCGCGACTGGATACGCAAACGTGACGGCGATGGCGTCGGCAGCGTCAGGCGATGCAAGGCCACGCGCCTTCATGTCTTTCTTCGACTCCAGCAAAATAGAGCCAGAGGAATTAATTTTCTGTTTTGGCCCTGTCAGGTCAGCCTTTAACTGCCTATCATTGGGTAGCGCAGCGTCTTTCAACCACGCTTTCATTTCGCCCCACAGTTCAGCACGCTTGTTTTGCCACATAGCCGGGGTCTTGGACTTCCATCCAAAGTTGACGCCACGCACCACTTTATAGCGCTGCTCTTTCAAGCGATCAAGGATGCCGTAACCCAACCCGCCTTCGTCAAGCACAACTAGCGCTGGGTTGTATTCCTCAATAGCGTCAATTACACGCCCCACAATCTCCATCGTATCTTCGCCCTTAAAGCGTTTGATAGCGATGATGTCGCGGCCTTGGCGAACGACAATTACCGTCGAGTCTGCTCCGCTTCGCGCTGGATCGACTCCGATAACGCGTGGCGCTGTCTCGTCCTTGTACCGGCTACGAGCCATTGCCCCATCCACAAGACTAGGCGGTATAAATTGGTCATCACCTTCTGACGGAAACTCTCCATAGACTTCCACCTTTGCTTGGGGTGAGTCGATGCCGTACTCGTCAATGATCTGCTGGTAAACCGACTTATCCGTGTCTTCGACGAGTCGTGCGTCGATGTTGCGAATGTTCCAAAACAAACGTTTAGAGTGAAACGCCTCAAAGAAGTACCCCTCGTTTCGTCGAGGGTTACTAAACGCTAACCAGAATCGGTGCGGGGTGTTTTCCGTAAAGAAGCCTGCCGTCACCGACCAGATAGGGTCAGGAATACCGCTGGCTTCGTCAAAGATAACCATCACGCCGTCGTGGTTGTGAACACCGGCATAGGAATCTGGGTTTTCTTCCGACCAAAGACGGCCTTCAACAGACCAATAGCGGGTGCCTTTTTTAAGGTCTCGTTCAACCAGTTCTGCGAGCCATTTAGCAGGCATCACGCGGGTAGCCGATACCTCAAACCAATGCGAGTTGATTAGCAGCGCCAGCCACTTGGTAATTTCTGCCCATGTGATCGAGCGTAACTGCGCTTCCGAGTTAGCCGACACAATGGTCGTTGAGCCTATGCGGGTACTTAGCATCCAGAGGATTAACCAAGACACAAGCGCAGACTTACCGATACCGCGACCCGACGCCGTTGCCATACGCAAGACTTCATAAGAAGTCACGGATTTGTTCTTAGCAACGTGGGCGGCAATGTCGCGCAAAATGTCGCGCTGCCACTTACGGGGGCCGTGGAAATGCTCAAGCGGGGTGCCTTTTTGGCCCCAAGGAAAAGCGAGTAGCACGAAAGCCTCTGGGTCGTCCTTAATCACGGGCGACCAGAGTTTGCTCATCAGCAACTCTTCTTCTTCGGGACTATAGATCGGCTGTTGCATCAATACTCCTCTTCGCCCTTTAACGAAGAAGACATTGAAGACTCAATAAATCCTTTAAGGGAACGATTTTTAGGATCGTTTGCAATGCGTTTAAAGTTTTCGGTATCTTTAGCGTATTGCTGGCTAGTCTCATACTTGGTTCGGCCAGTGCCAATCCAAGCGCGAGCAAACGGAATACCAAGGCGTTTAGAAACCTTAGCCTTGTCGTAGATAGCAGCAACAAGCCTGCCAGCCTCAGGGCCGTAATCAACCGAATAGCGGTTATAGATAGCCACCGACTCTGGGTCATTAACATTAAATTCGTTAGTGCCCAAGTTTTCCCGACCTTCTTTTAGCAGCATAGCCGTCACCACTTCTGGCGACATGTTTTCTGCAACGCCCGGAACCTTGTTACGGATAGCGTCACCGATAGCGGTCGAAAACAATCGAACCGACTCTGCGTTGTATTTAGACGGCAGCGTTTCTAGTTGCTGTTTACGTCGGTCATAGCGGTATCCGCCAATAAAGACAGGGCTGTTGTAGTTAGCCAGTGATTCGGCGTACTTAAATTTCTTGCCACCAAGCCCGCCAATAGCACGAACGTCTAGTTGCGGCTCTTTAATGTAAGGCGACTGAGCCAAAACATTAATATCCGGCTTAGGTTCGTACCCAAAGAGTTGAGCCAACCTATTCAGCATTAACATGGACCGTGCCCTCCGGTGCGTACTTTAACGCCTCAGTAGGCTCATGCGCTAATTGATCCGGCGTAGCGTCATATACGCGGCCTGCCAAGACGCGAGATTCTGCCTCTTGCAACGCGGCGACAATGCTAATTTGCGACTTAACATCGACTTGGACTTGCTGTTTAGCAACCCATCCGTGAAGGTGGGTAAGCAGGGCAAGCGCGGCTTTGCTGTCCCCGTCAAGCGCCGCAGAGCGCAACTGTGCCGCTGCTTCAACCTCAGAGTCGGCACGCCCTTTACCCTCGGCTATCGCAGCCGCCGTGTCTAATTGGCAAAGTCTACGGTATTCAACGGGCAATAACCCAGCCGCATAAGCCAAGGCATCACCCTTTAACCCAAGCCTCGCAGCCTCGTAAATCTTATCCAAGACTTCCTGCGAAGCCTTTAGTTCCCGAGGCGCAAAAGGAATGGACTTAAAGGATTCTGTTACGAGGTTCATACCGGAACTCTTTGCCAGAACAGGCGGGAACGTCAGACATCCATCCGTGGTGGGTGGCATGGGCACACCAGACCTTCTCAGCAACCTTAGTCACCTGAGCAGCCCAGAAGCAAGAGCGGCATACCAAAGCCTTGGCAGCAAACTCTAACCACTCTGCCTCAGACATCTGTATCGGCATACCGAGACTGTAACAGAAGGTTTGGCAGGGAAGGAAGAGCAGATTGGGCTATGCCCAACTAGCCTGCTCTGGCGAGCAGCAACGTGCAGGGTGATCCTGCCGGGAGGCCGCGATCTCCAACGTCCGTGGAGCCTGTGTGCCGAGGCGGAAGCGTTACGGGGGATGCGACGTTTAGTGCCTTAGATGGTGCATCCCTTGCGGGCTGCTTCAGTTACCTCTCGGTCGCTACCAGCGCATCTGGTCAGACGTTGCAAAGAGAATGTTAGCAGGGTTTAAAAAAAATAAAAAAGTTTTTGTGAGGGCATTGTTACGTTAACCACCATCGCTCTGGCCCTGTACCCCCCTATCAACCTACCCCGGTCACTCATAACGCTACCACCCCTAAAATCTGGAAGGTCTAACGTTTACGTCCGAGAGTAACCGTGACGCTGTCCCAAAATCTGGAAGCCTCACCAATTCCATTCGAGAATTATTTACAGACACCCCGAAAATTCTAGAGACACTCCCCGGACAACCTAGGATTGTGCAAAGGGGTAGCGTTTCGCTGAGGCAAGTCTAGGGACGTTTTTAGTTTGCAAGCCTATATGCAATTTTATTGCAGGAAGGGCAATGTAACTGCATTGTGTTGCGTAGATGCAACACGTTGCGTTGTGGCGTAGATGCAACAGTGATTGTTGCGTAGGTGCAACACGATCAGGTGTCGGTAACCCGTAGCAGCGTCAGTACTTCTGTAGTGAAAACGACTACTAACAAAAACCCTATGTAGAACATAGGTTTAAGTCTCTGTAGTAAAAATCAGTAGGTTTTCTCCATATTTGTTTTTATGTCATAACTTTTTTTGCAACTTCACTACTCTCTATCTTTTTTACTAACAGTCACTATTTATCCATGCTTTTCAATAGTTTAGGCGTTAGTAACTTTCACGCTAACTTCTAAATAGCGCTACTACGCTTACTGACGCAACAGATACCTAGCGTTTTGTGTATGTAACTTGTGTTGACAGCATCGACACAATAAGGTGTAATGCAATCGTTGACAACAAACACGGAACAACTAGCCATGTTCAACATTGAAAAATCAGCATTCCGCAAGGGTGAATATGTAGGTTACGCAGATCGCTGCGTCTTCCGCATCACTCGCACTAACAGCACTTATGGCAACTGGTTCGCCAGCGTCTCGCATGGCGACAACGTAGCGAAATACCGCAACGTGCCGATCTTCGCGCATCGTCTCGCTGATATGTCCGCGAAACTTTCAGCCCTTGCTAACTAACACGGAGCAACTAGCCATGAGCATCCAGGCAATTAAAAAGATTCAAAGCCTAATCAACCAAGGCTTAAGCGCTTACCACATCAGCCAATTGTTAAAGGCTGACGGCAAACGTGTCTATTGTTTCGGCAGTTACTACACCGTTGGCCGCACCATTGCTGATCGGGTTTGCTTTTACGAAACCGACAACGGCGTGAAGTGTGGTCTAGTCGCCAAACGGAGCGTCTAACCATGCCTTCAGCCACATTTGTATATCACGGTGCAAACAAAACGATGACGGCAAGCCTTATGCCGTCTCGTATCTTTACCGTTGTCTACGGTGTTTCGCCTAACAGCACAGAAGAGGAAGTCATCTTTAAAGGTAGCATCTCGCAAGAAATGATCAGCAAGATCATGCCGACTGCTACCGCTAAGGGCTTCACCTCGGTTCGCGTCACTCACCCGTAACGGAGCAACCAATCATGACTCACTTCTTAAACTCTCTCGTCTTTGTAGGCTTCACCCTTGCTTGTGTTGCCTTTGTAATTGATTCCTTTACACTCGGAGCAGGTGGCATTACCGCTGCTGGTATCGCTGCTCTTATCGACTACTGCCGCAACTAACTCTCGGAGAACCTAGCAATGTCTTACGCATCCTCGAAAGTAAAGATTTTCAAAAACGATTGGTCTACCCATTTTTCGCGCTCTGGCTCGTGGTGGTGTGTCGTCGTCCGTAACGCTCGTGGCGACGTACACGACAAGGTGAGGTGTGACGACTACCGCTCTGCCTTGACCTATTGGAGAGCCTTTAACGCTATCGCCAAAGCCGCCTAACTAACAACCAAACACGGAGAACCATCATGGGATACACAATCAACGACACCGACAGCCGTTACAACGGATGGACTAATTACGCTACATGGCGCGTCAATCTGGAGATCTTCGACGGGTTCGACCCCTCTGACTATTTCTCAGGCTTTGACGCTGACGATATCGACGCATTGGCTGACGGCCTGTCTGACTACGCCGATCAAGTGTTGTTCGAGTGCGCTACCGTCGAGGGGTTAGCCGCTGACTATGCCCGCGCCTTTTTGTCTGACGTTAACTGGCGAGAGATTGCCGAGCATATGTTGGACGCCATCAAGCAGGAGGCCGCATGACACACGCAGAGCAGAGACTCGCCGACCTTATCGCAGCGGAGGCCATCCGCCTATTGAGTCAACCTAACTCGTTACAAATGCCCGAGGAGGTTCGCATTGATATGGCTATCTGTATGGCTTGCGACAAGTACCGTCAGGAGTTTAGCGAGGATGCATTAGAAACCATCCAAAAAACTAAAGGGGAATACACATGAAAAAATATGCCGTAGTTGTCCATCTTGAAATTGACGAGGACGAGGACGTATACCACCCCGCAAAATGGGGATTTGACGAACTAATCGGAAGCGAGGTGACAGGATGGGAAGTGTTCGACGTTACCGACGAACCCGTCGAGCGCGTCCGTATTGACGCGGACGGCGCGGAGGTCATCGCATGAAGTACTTTGACGTAGTGCTATATGCGACCGTGCAAGAGGTTGTGAGCGTAGGCGCAAGGGATGAGGACGAAGCCGCAGAGATAGCCCTATCTATCGTGAAAGCCGGTCATGTGGCTTGTTCCACCCTTGATTGGGAAGTAGAAGAGGTCAACGTAGGAGACCCCCTAGATGTCGCAGACTGATCAGATACGCGCCGCCCTGATTCTAGGGCGGTCACTCACCCCGCTCGATGCCTTGCAGGATTACGGCTGTTTCCGCCTTGCTGCTCGCATCGCCGACCTTCGCCGTGAAGGTATGGACATCGAATGTATTAACGAAACGAAGAACGGCAAGCGATACGCTCGCTATCAATTACGGAGGCGTTATGAGATTTCCTAAACTCTGGGAGTTAAGTTACTGGTACGCCCACGGCCACGATTGGCGACACGTACCGACCCCGAATTGGCGCTGTAGCCGTCGCATTAACCCCTTTTCCGTTTATTGGTGAACATATGGAAAAACCACACATACCCACGCTGCAAGAACTAGAGGCCATGTTTGCCGACGACGATACACCCCTCACCTACCGCGCACCCCCCGACCCTGCGCGGCTCCAAACGGCTGTGCG